TTATTTGGGTGAGAAAACTTTAGTTAAATTTTTCCCTGAGATACTTGATTCAGAGGTTTCTTTTACCGATATTTTAACAAAAGGTGAAGAACTACTGAAAGAAAATAAAGACGTTGTTGTTCTACAGAATTTATTGAGTGGAAAGACAAAGGAGGGGATATATGGTGACGAATTTTTTGTGATTAATAAAAAAATAGTTGATTTATCTGAACCTTTAATTTCTAATGAGAATAAAGAATTAGTTGAAATGTATCAATCAGAGTCCATGGATCCGGACGGTAGAGGACATAGAAACTTAATTAGAATGATGATGGAAGATGGATTCTTCAAATACTTACCAAAAGGAGACGATAATTGGGTTAATTTTTTAAAACCATTTTTAAAATTATCAAGAAAAGAAAAAACAAAATTTAGAAACAAAAAGTAAAAAAAATTATGAGAGATCAAGATGTAACAAAGGTAGAGTTTTTGTTAATGTGTAATGATAACATTGTAGTACAAAGATTTTTTAATGTGAAAGGTTTTAATAAAAACGCTCACAAATCTGAAGAATTTTATGATTATATTAGGAGATTTACAGAAAAACTTAAGTATAATTTAAAAATGAGAAGTGTTGTTTATATGTTAGACAACCAATATGAAATTGGGGAAAATCCTGATATGTTAAATACATCAATTACTGATGGACCTGAAAATTTTAATGTCTATATTAAGGTTGGAGATATGACAATTTGTCAGAGAACGTTTGACGCCAAACTATACCCACCAAAGGTAAGATATACCGTAGACCTACGCCCGCAACTAAAAGGTATATTAAGTGACCTGACTGACATTTTTTCAGGTAAAAAATTTAATTTTTATTATCCCGAATTTATCCAAAACTAATAGTATTTATCATTACTAACAGAAGGAAAAATATATGGCGACAAACAAAAATTTCGAGTATTTGGGGAATGTATTCCAATTACAATTATTAAATCAAATGGTCTTAGACAAGGACTTTTCACACTCAATTATTGATGTGATAGAAAACAATTATTTTGAGAATAAATACTTTAAAATAATTGTTCAAATGATCAGAGAGTATTATTCAAAATACAATCATACACCATCATTTGAAACATTAGAACAGATTACAAAATCTGAATTACAACAAGAAATTGCGTCTAAAGTTGTATTAGACACAATTAAGAAAATCAAGGATGCACCTATTGACGGAGTGGATTTTGTACAAGAAAAGGCATTAAAATTCTGTAAACAACAAGAGTTACAGAAAGTAATGGGTAAAGCACAAAAGATCATTGACGGTGGTGAATTTGAGAACTACGATGCTCTTGAAGAGATGGTCAGAGGAGCTTTACAAGTTGGGGAAAAAGACACAAGTATGTTAGATGTATTCTCCAACTTAGATCAGGTGTTAGATGATGATTATAGACACCCAATTCCAATGGGAATACCTGGTATTGACCGACTAATGAAAGGTGGTTTGGCTAAAGGTGAAATTGGTGTAATTTTAGCACCTACAGGTGTTGGTAAATCAACCGTATTAACTAAGATCGCTAACCACGCATTTAACTTAGGGTTTAATGTATTACAAATATTTTTTGAGGATAATCCAAAGGTAATCCAAAGAAAACATTTTACTCTTTGGACTAAGATTCACCCTGACGAATTGTCAGAAAAAAGAGATCAGGTTATTGCTAAAGTTAAGGAAGTTGAAGAAACAATGTCAAATGAATTAATATTGAAAAAATTACCATCTGATACTGTAACAATGTCACAAATTAAGAATCAAATTAGAAAAATGATTGCTGATGGAACTAAGATTGATATGGTTTTACTTGATTACATTGACTGTGTTGTTCCCGATAAAAATTTAGGTGATGAGTGGAAAAGTGAAGGATCGGTAATGAGAGCGTTTGAGGCGATGTGTCACGAATTAAATTTGGTGGGATGGACGGCAACTCAAGGAAATAGGAATTCAATATCTTCAGAAGTAGTAACTACTGATCAAATGGGGGGATCCATTAAAAAAGCCCAAGTTGGACACGTTATTATTACAGTTGCTAAGACGTTACAACAAAAAGAAATGAAGTTAGCAACTATTGCTATTACTAAATCAAGAATTGGGGATGATGGTGTTGTTTTTGAAAATTGTAAGTTTGATAATGCAATGATTGAAATTGACACAGAAAGTTCAATGACATTCTTAGGATTAGAAGAGAAGCAAGAAGAAAGACAAAGACAAAGAGTCAGAGAATTGTTGGAAAAAAGACAACAAAAACAAAAAGACGAAACAAAAAACAATTAAAAAAAATTTAAAGAAAATGGAAAAAATATTAGTTGAAAATCCTAATAGGTTTGTCATCTTCCCTATCGAACACAATGACATATGGGAATTTTACAAAATGCATCAAGCGGCTTTTTGGACTGCGGAAGAAGTTGATTTAACCAATGATATACGTGATTGGGAAAAATTAACAGATAATGAAAAGTTCTTTGTGAAAAATGTATTATCATTTTTTGCGGCATCGGATGGAATTGTTAACGAGAATTTGGCGGAGAACTTCTATCGTGAAGTACAATACCCTGAAGCCAAATTTTTCTATGGATTTCAATTAGCGATGGAGAACATTCACTCATTAATGTATTCGTTATTGATTGATACATACATTAGTAACCCTAAAGAAAAAGACGAGTGTTTTAATGCGATTGAAAACTTACCGGCAGTAAAAAAGAAGGCAACTTGGGCTTTGAATTGGATTGAAAATTCCTCTTTCCAAGAAAGATTGGTTGCATTTGCGGCTGTTGAGGGAATTTTCTTTTCAGGATCATTCTGTTCTATATTTTGGTTAAAATCACGAGGTATTATGCAAGGATTGTGTAATGCTAATTCATTAATATTTAAAGATGAAAATTTACATTGTGATTTTGCCATCCATTTATTAAACAATCATTGTGAAGAAAAACCGTCTGAAAAAAGAATAAAAGAAATTTTGTTGTCGGCTTTAGAAATAGAAAAAGAATTTATTACTGAATCGTTACCTGTTTCATTAATCGGTATGAATTCAAATCTAATGAAACAATACTTAGAGTTTGTTGTTGATGGGTTACTTGTTAAATTTGGATGTAGTAAAGAATTTAACGTTGAACAACCATTTAAGTTTATGGAACAAATTGCTGTTGAAACAAAGGGTAATTTCTTTGAATCAAGAACGATGGAATATCAAAAAGCCAAACTAAATGAAACAATCACATTTGAAGAAGATTTTTAAATAAAAAAATATGATGTCACTTAAAATACTTAAAAGAGATGGGGATAATGTATCATTTAACCCACAAAAAATTTACAATCGTGTCAAACGAGCGTCAAAAGGTTTGAATGTAAATTCAGACGAGATTTTTATTAAAGTTATTACTTCAGTTCCAACTGAGGGTGAAATAACAACAAAAGAATTAGATAAACTTGTATATGAAATTGCGGCTTCTTATACTGGAAGTCATCACGATTATTCAAGATTAGCATCTTCAGTTGCCATTTCTTCATATCACAAAGAAACAAATTCTAGTTTTTCTGAAACTATGATGTTACTTTATAGTGATGGTATAATTCACGAAAAGTTGATTGAAACTATAAAAGAATACGGAGAAGACAGTATTGATGCTGTTATAAACCACGATAATGATTATAATTTTGACTATTTCGCTTGGAGATCATTACAAGAGATGTATCTATTAAAAAGACCTGATGGTACTGTGGTAGAGAGACCACAACATATGTATATGAGAATTGCATTATGGGTAACAGATACTTTTGTGGATGCTGTTGAATACTATAAATCATTGTCTAATCAACTTATTTCTAAAGCAACACCTATTATGATTAATTCAGGTACAAAAGTACCTCAATTAGCATCTTGTGTATTACATTATAATAATTCAGATTCAAGAAAAGGTTTATTAGATACCTTAACAGATATATCAACATTTTCTTCAGATGCTGCGGGTATTGGTTTATCGATGTCCAACATCAGAAGTAAAGAAAGTCGAATATCAAGTTCAGGTGGTTACGCTGGAGGGTTGTTAAAATACCTTAAAATTGTTAATGAATCATTACGATTCTTTAATCAACAAGGTCGTAGACCGGGATCTGCGGCAATTTATCTTGAACCATGGCATAAAGATGTAATAGATTTGTTAGATATTAAAAAGAACACTGGTGCTGAAGAACTAAGAGCACGTGATTTGTTTACAGCTCTTTGGTTACCTGATAACTTTATGAGGGCGGTTAAAGAAAATTCCGATTGGTATTTATTTTGTCCTAATGATATTATTAAAGCAGGATTAAAACCATTACAAGAATGTTATGGTGATGAATATGAGGAAATGT